AATTCGTTTGAGACCTGCAATAATACCTCCGCTACTAAATGCGGCCGTTATCGAATCCCAATGGTCTTTCAAGGCCATAAATGCGGAAACAACAAGCCCAATAGGACCGAGCAGTAATGTCATTGAAGCTCCAAAACTGTCAAAGTGTGTTATTGCGGCGGTAATGTAACCAATAAGCAAGGCCACACCTGCGATAATCAACCCAATAGGATTTGCCGTCATTGCCGCATTCCACAACCATTGTGCTTTAGTTACCACTCCAGTCCATAAAGCTTGCATTTTTGTAACGCTTGTCAATGTTGAGATAACGTCTCCTGCTCCTTGAAAAATTGGCATCAAGTTGCTAAAATCTCGAGCGGTGTTTCCAATTACATTAGCGTAACCTATCCAACCATTTGTTCCATTAAAAAGTGAGATTTTAAAGTCGTCAATCTGAGCTTGTAATCTTTTGTTTTTTTCTAACGGGGATTCCATTATAATAGCTGCTTGTTCATAGGCAGTATTAGTACCAGTAATCGCTGTTGTAAGTCTTTCGGCTTCATCAATTCCCGCAATCATTGCAATAGCCGCATTACTATTTTCTTTTCCAAATAGTTTTGTAACCAATGCTTGATCGGTCATTATTCCTTTTAAAGGTTTCAAACGTTCCGATAATGAAATAGAATTATCAGTAAGTTTGTTAATGTTAACTCCCGCACTGGTTAGTTCTTCCTTTACATCCTTTGGCAAAAAGCGTCCTTGAGCTAATGTCGCCATTACATTACGTAAAGCCACACCTCCTTCAGCTCCTTTTTTACCGTTTTTATCCAGCACCTGAATGTAAGCGTTGGTTTCTTCAAAGGAAACATTGGCGGTTTTTGCAGCAAGTCCTGATTGTTCCAAAGCTTGAGCAATTTGTGGCAATTCGGCAGAGCCTTCTTTAGCCGCTGCCGCCATCACATTGTTCATCTTTGCCATTTCTTTGGATGCTTTAATCGGATCGTCCAAAGAGACTTGATATTGATTCATTGCTGTGGTAAGAACGTTTGTGGCGGCAGCTGTATCTCCACCCATCAATTTACTTGTAATCGATGCTTCTTTTCCCATTGCTTTCAAAGCAACAGGAACTTTCCCTATTTCGGGTGATAATTGCGAAAGAATGAGTTTGTAAGATTCTGCACTTTCTGCGGCTGCACCACCAAAAGTTTTTGCGTTTTCTCTTGCGTAGCCTTCAATTTCTTTTAACTTACTTCCTGTAACTCCTGTAATTGCGGACAAATCAGAAAGACTTGTACTCAATTTTATTCCAGGATCATTCATGGCGGTTAACCCATCGGCAGCCGAACTAATATTTTGAATTAAGTTTTGCAAACGCAATCCGTTCAACTGCTTTTGAACCTTATCGATTCCAGTATGTACATTAGTTTGAAATTTATTGAATGAGGAATTTACCTTATCAAAGTTTTCATTGATCTGAATGATATAAGATAAAGTATTGCTCATTTTCCGTTTTCTTTCTTTCTAATGTATTCTAGTTCTTTGTATCGTTGTCCCCATTCTGCATCTGATAAGTCATCAGGATTGGCTATGTGAAAATAATAGCGCAATTGGGCGTTTGTGATGCGTAACCAGTCGTTTTCATCAACTTCTGATGACTCTAGTACTTTACCAGCTCAGCCTTTTTAAACTCAATTACTTGGTCTAATTTCGAGGATGCCGCCAAAAACAAACTATCATTTATCAAAATATCCTCATCACCACCTAACCAGCAATTTTTTAAAATCACTTCGTTAAACTTCATCGGGTCAGACCCAACTTGTGAAGCAAAACTCAGTGATTTGCGATCAGGTTTTTTTAAATAACATACTTTGTCTTCTATTTGAATTCCAAAGAATTCACCGTATTTAGCTTTCCATTCCGCTAATTGTTCTGGAGTAGCTGTATTTTTTGATTGTTCCGATATTATATTTTCTTCTGTGTTCATTTTGTTGTTTTTATTAAATAATCCCGATTGCTCGGGATTATTGATTATACATTTTTCATCCCCAATGCCAAAAATGGCAAAGTAACTGGCATAAATTTGTCGCCTTGTTTGGCCGCCTCCTCAGCTTCCGTGATGGTTACACCCGTTATTTTTTTGGTTCTCATCGCATCGCCATTAGACGGGTTTCCATAAGCGATTAATAAATCTACTTTTACGTCCAGAATATTGCCGCCTGCAGCATCTTCCAAAGCATCAAAGCCAGACTTCAATAGCTCCAGTTCGCCTTCGTAAGCGTCGTTACCACTTTGGATTCCAAACGGCTGACGACCTTTGGCATAGATCAGTTCTTTTTCACGTTTCTTTTTACATTTGACGGCACGAATCGTCAATAAATCAACGCCTCCAAAAATGACAGTGATGTCTGCCCACTCGTATTCTCTAGTATTAAACATATCTTACTAATTAAGAGTTAAGGGTATATCCTATGGTAAATTCCAAGTATCTACCATATCCTTTAGGTTTTACGCTAATTTTACCTTTGATAATTCCTGTAGAAGCGACATTGTTTGTAGTATCAACCAAAGCTTGTACACCTGTGTCATTTGCCTTGGTAACATCTACCGACAGTTCGCCTTTAGCACTCATTTCTTGAGCAATGACCCTTTCGAGTTCTGCCTCGATGGTTCTAGCGTCAATTGGCGACAGTTTCCCGCCATCCAATAAATTAAAGTCATCCAAAATATAATTCGACAAAGTAGCATTCGCCAAAACAAAAGCTTTGTCTATTACACGTCTTCGAGTGATATAATGGTAATCGTCTTCAACGGTACAAGCTGTCATATCATCTACAAAATAATAGCCTGATTTGCCTACATGGGTGCGAGTAGTGATAAATCCTTTATCATACAAAGCATCAATATTTACTTGTTCTACCGGCGTGTCCAGAATAAAGAATTCCAATGGCTTCAAAGCACCATCCTTCACACGTCCAATATTAACGTGAACTTGGTTTTTTGCCAATCTACCACCAATAACGCCCACGGCTGCACCTTTAGAAGCAGTTGCTCCAGTTCTCTTTTCAGTATCGCCAATTAGTACAGCCACACGGTTGTAAGTTGTCATTGAAAAACCAACTAAATCAGCTGGAATCCCTGTATATCCATACCCTTCAATAATGAAAACTACAGGGTGGATTTTGTTTTCTGTGAAGTCTTCGGCAAGAGCTTGAGCTGCTGCCAATGTAGCAGGAAAGCCTGTAATTATTCCGTCAGCAACTGTTTGCACGGCAGTAGGAGCAAATTTTAACAACACAAAACGAATTCGTCTGTTGGATGCAGTCAAAAGAGCCTCGCTATCTGCAACCAATTGGTCAAAAGTTCTGGTTTTGGCAACGCCATAAATCCATAGTTCCGTTCCAGTTCCAGCTTCGTCATAAAACTCTTTTATCGTTTTATGCAGTTCGTAGTTCGATACACCGCCAATGATGCCTAAAGTTTCGGCTTCCTTTAAACTAAATACTGTATAAGGAGTATTTAAAGCAAAGGTTCCGTTAGCAACGGCACTTGCTACAATCGAGCAAATACCGTCGGGGCTTGTAGCGACAACCCCAAGGTTGCCGTTTTCAAAGCTTATATTTACACTTGGTTTTGCCATTACTCTTGAGTATTAACTCCTTCTTGTGCGTTTGCTTTGGCAGCCTCCAACAAAGGATAGATTGTATCTTTTTTTTCATTCTCTGCCTCCAATCCTAAAGCTTTGAACAACTTCAATGCTTCTGGATATTTAGTAGTTTCAGGGTCAAACTCTGCCAATTGCAATCGGCAATCTTCCGCCTTTTTTTCCGCAGCTAAAAATTCTGCCATTTCTAAGTCTTCGCCTGTAAGTTGTTCAGATTCCACAACCTGAAGTGCTTTAGAGTTGTAAACCGTTTCTACTGTTTTATCTTTCAGGGTTTTGCCGTGATTTTTAGCATCATTTTCCTGATAGAAAGGCGTGTTGTCAGAAGTGACATGTACCTTTTCTAAATTTGGGTGGGTTTCAAAAATTTCGTGTGACATAATTAAATGAGTTTATAATATTTTAATACTAGTTTTATTCGCAGTCTATTTTTAATTGGTTGTTGTCCAGCCGAACCCTCGGGCTTTTTAATGTGCGCCCTGGTTCGGCTTGGCTAACCTCCTTTATGACTACTTTACCGTTTTGGCATTCCAACAATGCCCAGTAAGAGCTACTGTGTTTTTCAATCTTGAAAACTGTATCGTGTACCGTTTCCTTTACCCTAATGATCTGTGTTTTGTTTTCAGTCGTGGCGGGCTTCGAACTTCCGCAGGAAGCCAGTACCACGAGCGAAAAAAACAACAACACTATGTGTTTTAAATTTTTAATTTGTATTCAATTTTAGCATCAAAAGAAGGACATTCTTTGATACGTTCCCAACTCTCAATAATTCCGTTTTTGTTTAAATCAAGAGAAAAGTCTCGATGTCCTTGTATGATAATTTTGTTAGTGTTTCCGTTTTGTTTTAACCAATTTTGGGCTTCTTTTAAACAGGTTTTAATCGCTGTTTTTTGCGCTTCAGTTCTTGTATCTTTAGCTTTCCAAATGGGTTTTGTTAGCGTTCCAATATTATCAACACCGCCTATATAACAGATATTTATGGTTTGTTCGTTAAAACCTAATACACCGTTAGACGTTTTGCTAAAATCTAGCAAATTGTGAATCGTTCCATCAACATCAATTAATCGATGATACCCTGGCGTTTTCCATCCTTTGGATTTCCAAAAGGCTTGAATAGAGGCGAGCTTACCAAAACCTGCACTACAATGAATAGCGATGTATTTTATGCCTGTTAATGTTCTCATTGCGATTTTCCATTTAACTGTTTGAACTTTCGCATTTCATTAATCAAACTTTCGTTCGAATCCATCAATTCTTTGATGTGGTGTTGCAATTGTTGTTTTTCAATTTCTTGACGCTCTATAATCTTATCTCTCTCTGTGACTTTTGTGTTTAGATTTTCGATGATTTCCAAACATTGATTAATCCTTTTGGTAGCATCATCGAGTAGGTTTTGATAAAACAAAGCAGACTTAGCCTCGTTTTCTATTTCAATCCCTTTGCGACTAAAAAACCAAGTCACCAAAGCGGCAAAAAATGCGGAAAATGTAGAATATAAAACTTGTGCCATTGGGTTGTTATAAAAAAAGGCTACTACATATTGCAGTAGCCTTTTTGGTTATAGTCTAATAGATTGCTCCGATTGCTTTTGAATCGAAAGGCATTGCAATGAAGTAATGTCTGTAATTCAACAAGTTCGTCTGAGCTTCAGGGTCATTTTTGGCCTCTTTGAAATATTGCTTAGTCATACCTGTCTTTTTAGCAATTTGGCCAGTCCAGAAAGCGAATGAGCCTTGACGGTCTCCTGCTGCTTTAACAGCTCCATAAGCTTTCTTAACACCTGCATTGGTGTATAATGGGTTTCCATTGTATTGATACAAAGTAAAACCTGCAATAACCGGTGCTGGCATTCCTGTGTTGTAGTTGACCAATTTGTCGCCAAAGTTTTTACGATCAACTAACAAGTCGTTCCAGTGCGCCGTGGACAATACTAAACGTCTGTTTTCAGTGGAAACTTCGGCAATGTCTAAAGCATCTTTCAAGTTCACTAAGTCATCATAGATTAATGATGCTGGACCACCTACAGTTCTTGGCGCACCAGTAGCAGCTATAACTGGTGTTGCAGCTGTGTGTGAAGCTGGAGCAATAGCGTGAGCCGCTTTTGTGTACTTTTTGGTATTGATAGCATTGGTATGCGATTTTGTCGCAGGATCAATAACGTTGTACGATGCACCGATGATTTTATCATCAGAGATGGAAGTCGGTTTGGTTTGGTACTTATCCAAACTAACCACGGTTTCGTCATCTGTATAGGCTTGTACAGCCAATGGATAAGCACTGTTATTTATCAATACATCTGGGTTAAACGATGTTCTTGGAATGTGAATCACGTTCAATTCTGACGCATCACCCGACCCCATTTCTAACACATTGGTGTCCAATTCTGGAATCCCGTCCAACCACGGAGCTACATCTTGTGTAGTTAGGTTCTGGCGAACTCTATTCAACCAAACCTCTGCAAAATTTGCTGGCATAATTTTATGATTTAAAAGTTTATTTTTTTTTCCTTCCTCTCAGAGGGGCTAGGGTTAAGGATTAAGAAAATAGTTTTCTGTAAGCCTCTGGACTGTCATTTCTGAAAGACAATTGCTCATCCAATGACAATTTTTGGAAATCTTCTATATTTTTTACTTCAACTCCACCGTTTCCACCTGGAACCGTTATACCTGCGCTAAAATTTTGTTTAGCCGGAATAGATGCCAAAGTCGTTTCTAATACTTCTGGGGAACTAATCCCTAGTTGTACGAATGCGTCTTTTTTGTCCGCTGGAATTTTGCCTTGGGTAATAGCTAAGTCAACCTTTTGGTTGGCGGCTAATTTTACGGCAGCTTCTTGAGCGTCTTTGGCGGTTTTAGCTGCCAATTTTAAATCTTGGTTTTCGGTTTCAACTGCTTTTAGTTTGTTTGCTAAGTCTAAAACTTTGCTTTCAACATCTGAGGCTTCGTGGCCATCTGTTGGTTGGTCTTTAAAGCCTAATGCCATAAGACACGCCATGCTTAATAAGATTTTTTTCATATCTAGTTTTGGGTTTAAATTTTCGGGAATTCCGTTGATTTTTTCTGTAAGGGTTAAACAAAGAGATTTTACATCCTCTTCTTTCATTAGTTCGCCATCTGCACTATAAATGGCTATAGCTCCTTTATTCGATGGTACGGGAATAATTGAAACTTCTGCAAGTTCACATTCCATCATAATTAAGCGATCGCCAAATTTTTCCACGCTATCCCAATTAGGTATAATACCCATCGAACAACCTTTTAAATAACCACGATCGACTTTTCCGGCTACATCTTTGCCTAAATCGGTTTCTTCATCAAAATGGGGTTTTAGTTTTAATTTTCCTGACTCCTTCAAAGCATCCGACCAGTTGCCAATCACATTTTCATTAGAGTTTAAATGGTTATTCAACATAACAGGATTGTCGTTGAAACGATCCATCTTAATTCCTAATGTATTGATGTAAAAACCATACGAGTTTTTTACATTTTCATCATTAACAAAAAAATATTCTGGTCTTGGCATTTTTAAGGTGTTTTTGTATGGCAGTTCTTGCCTTTTGAGATGACAAAGATTAGTCAAACACAACGGGTAAAAAAACAGATGCACGGCAACCGAACTACTATGTATCAATACTTAACAGAGTTGTAAAGCAAGTAAACACAAACTTTTTTAAAGCGGGGCAATACTTCAACTTTGCTTATAAATAGTATAAAATGGCAGTTAGAAAAGAAATCGAAAAGGAGTATGCAAAATTACTTTTCATCAAGCACGGACTAAACCAAAAACAAGTAGCCGAAAGGGTAAAGGTTACCGAAAAGACATTGGCGAAATGGATTGTTGATGGAAAATGGAACGATCAAAAACGCTCTTTGATGAGTACACGTACTAATATCATTCGAGAACTCGAAAACCAAATTGAACTTTGGAAAGAGGCCATCGCTAAGCGTGAAGATAAATTAGTAAGTCCGAAAGAAGCCGATATGTTAATCAAGCTAGTTTCGGGAATCAAGAAGTTTGAAACCGAAATCGGCGTAGGTGAAATAGTAACCACAATGATGGAGCTAATCTCATTTATACAACCTATTGATTTTGAATTTTCAAAAAGATTAAGCGGCTATGCCGATGCGTATATCAAATCTAAAATCAAGTAAGAATGGCTGTGAATATAAAAGATAGAAAACAGCTCTTATTTTGGGACGCCTTCGTAACCAATCAGTACAGGGCAACCCCTGTTGATTTGAACGAAACGGCAACCGATAAATTAAAAAGGATTGCTCATTTAGAAGCCCATCCAGAGGAATGGTACAAGTTCTACTTTCCTAATTTCTATACTTCAGAACCCGCTCCATTTCACAAAAGGGCAACCAAGCGAGTTCTTGAAAATCCCGAATGGTACGAAGTGCGTTCCTGGGCTAGAGATTTAAGTAAGTCTGGTAGAACTATGATGGATGTGTTATTGCTGGCAATGACAGGTAAAAAGAAAACTATTATACTTGTTTCTGCCACTTATGATGATGCCGAAAGGTTATTGAAACCATACAAAACGATTCTTGAAGTTAACGATCGTTTAAAAAATGATTATGGCGAACAAAAGGCTTTAAGTGGTTGGGAAGAAGGCGATTTTACCACCAAGAAAGGAATTTCGTTTAGAGCCGTTGGAGCAGGGCAATCCCCTCGTGGAACTCGTAACGATGCCGCACGTCCCGACTTGATTTTGATTGATGATATTGATACCGATGTGGATTGCAACAACCCGGATACTATTGAGAAGAAATACGCTTGGATTGAAACGGCTTTGATTCCAACCCGTTCTATTTCCGTGCCTTTGTTGATTATCGCTTGTGGTAATATCATTGCCAAATATTGTTGTATTACTGAAATGGCAAAAAAAGCCAACGTTCACGATATTGTAAACATTCGAGACAACAACGGAGTTTCCACTTGGCCACAACGAAATACTGAAGAGCTGATTGATTTAGCCTTTAGAACGATGACCACGAGTGCCATTCAAAAAGAGTATTTCAATAATCCAATCCGTGTTGGTAAACTTTTCAAAAAAGTGCATTGGACAAAATGTCCACCGCTTCGAGCTTGCGAGCACGTTCTTGTTTATTCCGATCCTGCGACCAGTAATAAAGACAATAAAAACAGCTCTCGAAAATTTACAGGAGTCATTGGATACCGTCAAGGAAACTTTTATTTATATAAAGTTTGGCTCGACAATATGACTCAGCAAACATTTGTACAAAACCTTTATCACGCCCACGATTGGGTAAAAGAAAGAAAGGTAGATACGTTTAAAAATTGGATAGAAAACAACCCCTTACAAGAACCATTTTGGGAGCAAGTCTTAAAGCCTCTAGTGAAGGCAGTCGCTAAAATTCTCAATAGAATTCCTTTGTTTATGTCATTAGACAAACGAAAAAAGGACGATAAATACAATCGTATCGAGGGGACTTTAGAACCTATATACAAACAAGGTTCTCTTTATTTCAATATCGATGAAAAAGACAATCCGAGTATGCAAAAAATGGAAGAGGAGTTTTTAGGAGTTGCACCAAATTCTAAAATGATGGACGGCCCCGATGGATTAGAAGGAGGCATTTGGATTATTAAAAACATTGCCAGCAAAGAGAACACGGAGCACCATGTTGGGCACATTGAAAATCGTAAATATTAATAAGCCCCATAAACCCCAAAGGGGGAACTAAAAGCAAACGATATGAAAGCAGCAATTTATCAAATTGGAGTAGATGTCTTAGGTTTTCCAATATATGTAGAGCATCACATTTACCAAGGTGTGGAACAAAGAGGAAAGTTTAATACCATAAATTTAAAATGGCTTAAAGTCATTCAAAAAATCATCAAACAACATTAAAACCCTAATGACCCCTATTAGGAATTCCCCCTTCGGGGGTAAGGGGACTTATATGTTTATAGAAAAAGAAGATTTAGGAAGTGTAATCTATGATTATCAACTAGACCAAATTACCGAAGGCAACGATGATCTGGTTACTCAAGCTTGCAACGCTGCCATCGAAGAGGCTAGAAGTTATTTAACGCCCAATACCGACAATAAAAAATGGCTAGACGGTAGATTGTTGTATGATGTAGAAAACATTTTCAATAAGACAGGAAACGACCGCCACTCACTAGTGTTGCAGCATTGCTGCACTCTAGCTAAATGGTATATAGCAGAATTATGCAATGCCGACTTTATATACGAAAAAGCAAAAGATCGCTATGACCGTGCAACTTCTTGGTTTGTCAAGGTTGCCGAGGGAAAAATAAACGTTTCATCATTGCCACAATTAGTAAGAGACGAAACTACTGCAGGCGATAAGCAACCATTTGAATTTGGTTCAAGAGCAAAATTTAATCACGATTATTAAGATGGGAAAAATTTCAAATTTCATAAAAAATCGTTTTGGTCAAAAGACAGAAACGCTAGACCTTGGACTCAAAGCTACAAAAGCGGGTAATAGTTACATTCAAAATATAGTACCTAAAACTATTAGCCAAACAAGACAGGACATTAAGAGCTGGACGAGTGCTCAAAATATGGCAATGGTAGAAGAGAACCCAAAGTTCTTTCCTATACAAAACTTGTATGACAATATTATGAAAGATTTGCATTTGCAATCTCAGGTCAATAATCGAATGCTTAAATCATTAAGCCGACCCTTCAGTATCAAAAATGCCGATGGAAAAACGAATGAGGATTTAACTACTTTAATGCAGGATAAAGGCTTTATTTTCCAAGTTAATAAAGCGATTTTGGAGACTGTTTATAGACGGCATTCATTGGGTGAGTTTTCGTATAAACTAGTCAACAATGAACCTGTTTTAACTTTTGATTGCATACCACGTCAAAACGTTGACCCCGTAACCGGGTATTTGTATTATGATTATACCGATGACAAAAAAATAAAGTACCGAGAGCAAAAAGAATACGGTTCCTGGTTGATTGAATTTGGCGAAAAAAATACAACACTAGGTTTATTGGATGGTTGTGTCCCTATGGTATTGTTCAAGCGTTTCGCTGGTAGTTGCTGGAGCGAATTATGTGAGATATATGGAATTCCACCACGAGTGATGAAAACCAATACACAAGACAAAGTAATGGTAAATCGTGCCAAACAAATGATGACCGATATGGGGTCGGCGGCATGGTTTATTATTGATGATTCTGAAAGTTTTGAGTTTGCCAAAGGAGTTGATACTAACGGAGATGTTTATAAAAATTTAATCCAATACTGCAATAATGAATTGTCGATGGGTATTTCTGGAACCGTAGTAGGTCAGGACACCAAAAACGGATCTAACGGAAAAGAAAAAACATCTATTGGCATTCTCGACGATTTAGTGGATAGTGATTTATCATTAATAGAACAATGCTGGCGTGACACTGTTATTCCTGCATTGCAGACTTTGGGTGTTTTGCCGCCGGGCGTGATGTACAAATACGATGCGACCGAAGATTTGGAAGTATTATGGAAAATGGTAACCGAAGCCGCCAACTTTTTGGAAATTGACCCGAAGTGGGTTGAAACTAAATTTGGTATTAAGGTTATTGGAACAAAAACGGCCGCTTCACCTGCTAATTTATCTTTAAATCTGGGCGAAGGTTTTTTCGTCTAAGCCCTGAATATTTCGGGGCATTGCATTTACGAATTTCCAATTTGTATAATTGCGGTTGTAATGACTGCAAGGCAAAGTCGATAACACTTTCTGCTCCCCCTCTTTCGGATGGGGCTGAGGATAGGCTTTTAAACACTGGTAAAAAAGCATTTAAACGATTGCACGAAAAAGGGAACTACCACCCAAAAGACTTACAAACAGAGAAAGCTTACAAGGATTTGATGAACCAAACTTTTGACGCTTTCAACTTTGCAATTACCGACAACGACATGCCCGACACAATGCGTGTCGCATTGCAGCAAGATGCTCGTTTGTTTGGCGGATTGAAAACTCACGCTCAACTATTTGAAGCTTCAAAACTTTTGATTGATGAAAAAGGGAATCTAAAACCATTCAATCAATTATCCCACGAATTCGACAAACTGAATATTACTTACAATAAGAACTATTTGGAATCTGAATATGAGTTTGCGGTTGGTTCGTCACAAATGGCAGCCAAATGGGAAGAGTTTAGTGATAACGACCGCTACGAGTTGCAGTATAGAACGGCAGGAGACAATAGAGTTCGTGCAGAACACGATGCGTTAAGAGATATTACTTTACCAAAGTCTGACCCTTTTTGGAACTCTTACACGCCGCCAAACGGATGGAACTGCCGTTGCACTGTGGTAGAAGTTTTAAAGGATAAATTCCCGACGAGCGATAGCGAAAAGGCTATTAAAAAAGGTGAAGCTGCGACCACGCAATTAGGTAAGGACGGCAAGAACCGTTTAGAGATATTTAGGTTTAATCCTGGGGCGCAAAAAGTGGTATTTCCTCCAGCGCATCCTTATACCAAAGTGGCAGGAGCAAAAGCGGCTAAACCTATTATATTGACGGTATTTAATAGTCAACAATTAGAAAAGCTAAAAACTCAACGGACTGAAGTTAAAAAATGGGCTAAAGAAAGTCTTATTGGTAAAACAGTCAGCCATCCCAATATTAAAAAGGAAATTATTTTTACCAGCACAGGAATTAAAGAAGCTTTAAATCAACCACACAAATTTATTGTTGAAAAAAATGAGGCTATTAGAACAATTAAGAAAAGAATTAAAGAAGCGGAATTTGTTAAAACTAGTAAATCTATAAAAGGAAAAGATACCGAATACCATTATTTAAAAACAACTATTGCAGATGAAGATTCTTATATAGTAATTAAAACAGAAGAAAATAGAAGTTCCTTTTACTCTATAGTGGATAAATTAAAATAGCCCTACCAATGTGGAGAAGGATATGCAATCCAACGCACTAGTAAGACTATTTCATTGCAAATATACAAACAATTTTAAAACATCAAACATTTTTTAAACCATTTTAAACAACCTTAAACCACCTTAAACTTTTTTGACATGCAAGACTTTATAAAAAATATGCTGCAGGACATTAGAGTGGACTTAACCGATGAGTTTGACAGGAACTTTGAGCGCAAAGCCTTTTTTGATAAGCCTTGGGAAAACACTTCGATCCCTAATCACAAAGGAAGTACAATGATGCGAACCGGAAAGCTTCGCCGTTCCGTTAGGTCAAAGCAAACCAATAATGATATTACCTGGTCTAGTTCTTTACCTTATGCGAGTTTACAAAACGAAGGTGGCGAAGTCATTGTAACCGAAAAAATGAAACGCTTTTTTTGGGC